AAACCTTCATAATATTATATTTGCTGCCGGAGGTAAATCATTTATTAGAACAGTACAGTCGATAGGTCGTGGGTTACGACTTCATGAAGGTAAAGAGAAACTTTTAATATTAGATATATGTGACGATTTGCACTATGGTAGTAAGCACGGTAGTAAGCGGAAAGAAATTTATAATAAAGAGAAAATAAAATTTGTTGATAAACAAATTAAACTATATTGATTATTCCGTATTTAGTTATACAATACCTTTATGTCGAAAGAAAATTATTACGTAGATCCAGAAGAATTTAAAACATCGCTTAAAGCGTATTATGATTCTGACGTCATGACCGATGACCTTGCTGAGATTATTAAAAAAATAGCTTATGGTCTGAGCTATAATGGTTCCTTTATTAACTATACATATAAGGATGATATGATCGGTGATGCGCTTATTAAAATGTATTCAGCATTAAAAAACAAAAAGTATAGTTTTGATGCTGCTTCAAATCCCTTCTCTTATTTCACTACTATCGCTTTTCACGCTTTTATTAATCGTATTAAAAAGGAAAAAAGACATCACGAGGCCGTTAAGAATTATAGAGAAAAAATGTATGAAGATATCATGACTGATCCGGAATTGAGTAATGGGTTGATTTACGTTAAACCTACTTCAGATTACGATAGTTATGGTGAAGATTCTTAAACCTAAAGTTTGTGTAATTTCGGATTTACATTTAGGTGTTCATACTAATAGTACAGTATGGCACGAAATTGCACTCACTTGGGCTAAATGGCTAGCAAAAGAATTAAATCGCAAAAATATAAAAGACATTATTTTTTGCGGTGACTGGCATCATAATAGAAGTGAAATATCTGTCAATACTCTTCAAGTATCTGCTGATATTTTAGACATATTAAAAGATTTTAATATTGTCGCTATTACTGGTAACCACGACCTATACTACAAACATAGGACTGATGTTAACTCTCTTTCTATATACAAAGGAAGAAGTAATATTAGCATTTTTGATGCTCCTTATACCCTTGAGGCATTCGATCGTACCATAACTCTGTGTCCATGGAATACAAGTCCATCTGATATTCCTAAGAGTGACGTTATATTTGGTCACTTTGAGATTGAAACGTTCAAGATGAATTCCTATAAAGTATGTGAAGAAGGAATCAAAATTAAAGATCTACTCGAAAAAGCTTCATTAATTATATCAGGTCACTTTCATACTAGACATGAAAAAACTTTCGGGTCAGGAACTATTCTATATTGCGGTAATCCCTTTCAAATGGACTTCGGCGATGTAGACAACACGAAGGGATATTATATTTTAGATTTAGATACCTTAGAATATGAGTTTACAGAAAATACAGTATCACCTCTATATAAAAAATTAAACTTAAGTGAGTTAGTTGAGCTAGGTACAATTGATTCTTTTGTAAGGAGTATATTTACAAACAACATTGTAAGACTAAAAATTGATAAGAATATCACTCAAGAAGATACTGATATTTTAACGAATAAACTCAATCAACTTAAACCACTTAATCTAAGCTTAGATTATGATATTAATTTCAATAGACTAGGATCAGAAAGATTAGAAAAAGATTTATCGGGTATTGATATTCCTACAGCTATAGAGGAGTTCGTGAACCTATTAGATATACAAAACAAAAAAGAAGTATTGAGTTATACTTTAGATCTCTATAATAAGTGTATAGTATGAAGACCGTTAACTTTAAACGAATCGCAATTCAGAACTTCCTCTCTGTAGGTGAGGAACCTGTTGTAGTTGAGTTTCGTGAAGGATTACACATTCTAACTGGAAATAATAAAGATAAGCCAGAGAGAAAAAACGCTGTTGGTAAATCTACTGTAGCTGATGCTGTATACTTTTCAATTTTTGGAGAAACACTTCGTGAGATTAAAAAAGATCTTATTATTAATAATATTACAGGGGGTAAGACTCATGTAGAGCTAGACTTTGAGGTAAGTTCATCACGTGGAAATAATTCCTTTAAAGTAGTTAGAACGCTATCGCCTACAAAGGTTTTCGTCTATAAAGACGGTGTAGATAAGACTCGTGATAGTACAGCTAATACTACAAAGTATATTTGTGATGTATTAAGTGCATCGCCTGCTATTTTTCAAAACTGCGTTATTATGACAGTTAATAACGCAGTTCCTTTCATGGCTAAAAATAAAATCGATAAACGTAAATTTATCGAAGATATATTTGGCATGGAAGTCTTTTCGAAAATGATTTCACAGATTCGTTCTGAGTATAACGAGATTAAAAGACAGTACGATGTAGAATATAGCAAGCTAGAAGAGGTTGAGAAAAATTATAAAAGCTATATTGAACAAAAAGAAAAATCTCTAGAACGAAAACAAGAAAAAAAGGAATTGTATGAGAGTCGTTTTAAAAACAATAAAGATGAAATAGATGTACTTAAAGAAAATCTTTCATCAATTAATGTTCCAGACGTAAACAAACTTAACGAAGAGATTAAACTACTTGAAGATAAGTTTTTGCAATGCGATGCAAAAATACATTCCTATCTAGAAGAAAGCGCTACTACTAAAGCAACTATATCTCATAAAAAAGATATCTATATGAAAATAGGTACAGATGGTGATAGTTGCCCGGTTTGCTTGAGACCTATTCTAGAACATGATAAAGATTTTATTGCTAAAGAGAAGGACGTTCTTAAGAGCGATATGTCTTCATTAGCTCAAAATATAAAAACAATTTCTTCAAAAGTAGAAGAAGTAAAGTCTGTTAAAGATAAAATTAGCGCTGCGATATCAGCTAAAAAGCAAGAAGTTGGGGAAATTGCTTTACAGAAACAAAAGATAAACAACATGCGCGATAGAATTTCGCAGCTTGAAGCTTGGCAAGCTGAATTAGTGCAAGACCTGGATTCTTTAAAAGATTCATCCTCTGATTTAGATTATCTAATAGATAATTGTAAGGGTAGAGTTGAAGAACTAAAATTATCTACGCAATCCATATCTAAAAATATTACTAACCTTGACGTAGTTAAATATATAGTTTCTGAAGAAGGTGTAAAGTCGTACATTGTTAATAGGCTTCTAGAGCTTCTGAATGGTAAGCTTCAATATTATCTCAAAAAGCTCGACGCTAACTTTACATGCATCTTTAATGAATTTTTTGAAGAAGAGATTTTAAATGAAAAAAATAAAGTATGCTCTTACTTCAACTTTTCGGGTGCTGAAAGAAAGTCAATAGACCTAGCCTGCCTGTTTACTTTTTCAGATATAAGAAGAATGCAAGGGGGTGTAAGTTATAATATAGCAATGTATGATGAGTTGTTTGATTCTTCTTTTGATGAAAAGGGTATTGAACATATTATTGACATACTACGCGAACGTGTAGATATATTTAACGAGTGTTCGATAGTCATATCTCATAGAAAAGAATCTGTAAAAGCTGTCACTGGTGATGTTATATTCTTAGAAAAGGAAAACGGCATTACGAGGCGCGTTGATTATTCGGAATTTTAAATTATATATAAAATATGTTTGCAAGTCCTTTTGCTAGTCCTTTTCCTCAGCCGTTTACACCAGCTTTTAATACCGTCGCTCAACAACCTAAAGCGCCTGAGCAAATGCAACCTAGGGAACTATCGCTCCCGCGATATGTTAATTATCTTGCAGATTATTCAGGATGTGGTTTTTGGCGTATTTTATGGCCGGAAAATTTAATAAATGCTACAGGGGTAGGATGCTCTACTTCACTAACCGCAATGGTGTTTGATCCAAGATGGTATACAAATGTTAAGTGCGTTAAAGTGCAGAGACAAGCATCGAGTGATCAGCGCGAGTTTATAAAATATCTTAAGAGTATTCAATCACAACACGGATTTAAACTTATTTACGAAGTAGATGACGTAGTATTTAGAGAAGATATTCCCGATTACAATAAATTTAAATTCGCATTTGATAATGATGAAATTAGAAACAATTGCGTTGAAATTATAAATCTTTGCGATGAAGTTACCGTAACATGTGATTATATGCGTAAGCTATATCAGGAAAGAACCGGTAAGAAAGAAATAACAGTAATACCTAATTTCGTTCCATACTCGTGGATGGGTCACCAATATAATAAAAATCGTATTTGGGATAATTACGATAAGAACAAAAAGAAGCCTAGAGTCTTGTATACCGGTTCAGGAGCACATTACGATGTAGATAATAAAAACGGAGGCATCGACGACTTCTCGCATGTAGTAGATTTAGTTAGAAAAACAGTTGATAAGTATCAATGGGTTTTTGTAGGAGCATTTCCACCGCCCCTATTACCCTTAGTGCAAAGTAAAAAGATTGAGTTTCATAACTGGCAATCACTAGCTGATTACCCAGACTTTATTAATAGTCTTAACGCACAAGTCATGATCGCACCTTTATTAGATAATAGCTTTAATAGATCAAAATCTGATATTAAATTTATTGAGGCATGTGTGCTGGGACTTCCATGTCTAGTTCAGGATATGGAAACTTATAAGGATGCGCCAGAGTTCCTTAAGTTTAAGACAGGAGATGATCTGGAGTATAAGCTTGAATCAGTTCTGAAAAACAAAGCTCAATACTACAGAAATACAGAGATGTTTAGGCATATTGGTTCGCAAAGATTTTTAGAATCAAAAGAGAACATTGGCTGCCATCTAGAGGCACTTAACACGCCATATGGTTCTTCTGAGAGAAGATATCTCAAAAGGTGGAATTGATGGCTATTGAAAATTTATCGAGCTAGCTTATAATAAGCTCGATGTATAGAAACGCTATTTATAACGGTCGTAATCAATCTATACGACTATTTACTTGGGATGAGAATGGTAAGCGTGTTTCTTATGATGTAAGTTTCAACCCCTATCTTTATCTAGAAGATCCTAGAGGAGATAAGACATCTATTTTTAATACTAAAGTCAAAAAGAGAGTATTTAATTCTGCATACGATAGAAATAAATTTATTGCAGATTCTGGAATTAAGAGAGTCTTTGAAAATCTTCCAGCAAGTCAACAATACCTAATTGATTGTTTTTGGAGAGAGAACGAAAAGCCGGAGTTTTCGCAGTACCCTCTAAAGACCATGTTTATAGACATCGAGACGTACTCTGTTGACTCGTTTCCTGATATAGATAATCCGAATCATACGGTTAACGTCATAACTTGTTATGATACGTTTACAAAAACGTTCAACACATTTGGTCTAAAGCCCTATACAGTAAGTGCTCCTAATGTAAATTATACTCACTGTAAAAACGAGAGACAGCTTTTTATAAAATTTATTGAATATCTCGAAGAGGACTATCCGGATATCTTAAGTGGGTGGAACTCTGAGTTCTTCGATATTCCTTACATTATTAATAGGTGTGAAAAAATTCTCGGGGTAGAATATGTTAATAGGCTTTCCCCTTTACAAAATATCTATTTCAGATCTATTAAGGGTAAGTTTGGTAGAGAACAAAAGCGATATTACATCGACGGAATATCGTGCCTTGACTACTTAGATATTTATAGACGTTTTTGTCTAACACTTCGTGAATCATATAAACTAGATGCTATTGCTGAATTAGAACTCGGTGAAAATAAAATTGATTACGGTGATATTGATCTTGCTACTCTAGCAGATACAGATTGGCAGAAATTCGTAGACTATAACATTCAAGACGTTAGTCTTCTAGTTAAGATGGAGGAGAAACTACAATACGTGTCTCTATTAAGAATGTTATCGTATGTTGGTCTTACCACTTTGGAAGGTGCCATGGGAACTATTTCAGTAATCAACGGAGCTCTGACAATCAGAGCTAGGTCACGTAATGAAGTTCTATCCACATTCGTTAGATCTAATACGGATGGAAAAAATCCTGGCGCGTATGTAGCAGAACCTAAAAATGGATTTAAGGAAAGTCTTGTATCGTTTGATGCTAACTCACTTTACCCTAATGTGATGATATCATTAAACTTGTCTCCTGAGACAAAAATAGGTAGAGTTGAGAAGACATCCGATAATGAAGTTATTATACAACATGTATCGGGTAAGCAATTTCAACTTACTAAAGATAAGTTTGCGCATTTTGTAAAGCAAGAAGAGCTTGCATTAACAAAAGCAGGTTTTCTATTTACACAGAAAAAGCAAGGAATTATACCAGAGTTTCTTGATTATTACTATAAGCAACGTGTAGTAATTAAGAAAGATTTATATACAGTAAAGACAAAGCTTCAAACATTGAAGAAAGGCACAAAGGAGTATAAGGAAACATATTTTGAATATGAACGCCTTAATACCAAACAGATGGTTATAAAGATTCTAATTAACTCCTGCTATGGTTACATGGGCAACAAGCAAGCGCCTATCGGTGACGATGATATTGCTTCATCTGTAACTTTAACAGGTCAAGCTGTAATTAAACAAGCTGGTAAATTACTACAAGAGTATCTCACTAATAAGTATCAAATTACTGATAAAAATATTTTAGATGATAGCTGGGTTTACTCTGATACAGACTCTTTGTACTTCTCACTAGCCTGTATTAAAGACAAAGTACCAGTTAAAAACGGCGATGAAATTACAGAAGAGTTTTACGCTGAAGTAGAAGAGATTGAAACATATCTCAATACTAATATTACAAAGTGGGCAGTGCGAGATTTAAGAACCAAAGATAGTAGATTCGTATTTAAGCGAGAGTGTATTGCTGATGTAGGTGTCTTCTTACAGAAGAAGCGATACGTTATGCATATACTTGACGATGAAGGTATTAAGACTAACAAGTATAAGTATACGGGAGTTGAAGTTGTACGTACAACTATGCCTAACGCTATCAAGCCTTATGCTAAGAAGATCATCGAGACAATGCTTAGTACGCAGTCATTAAAAGCTACTAATGACCTACTAACAGAAACATACGAAATATTCAAAAGTCTATCTCCTGAAGAAATTGCCTTTGTTATGGGTGTAAAGGGGTATGATAAATATGCATCTAAGTGTAGAGACTTTACTATTCCTAAAGGGATGCCTATTCACGTAAAATCTGCTTATTACCATAATCACATTCTAACTAACGTCGTTAAAGCTAATAAGTTCGAAACTATTACATCAGGAGATAAAATTAGATACCTGTATGTACAGCAGCCTAATAAATTTGGTATTGATAGCATAGGATTTAAATATGAATACCCGCAAGAATTTAAAGACATTTTTAAAATAGACTATGAAAAAATGTTCGATAAAATTCTATTCCAGGCAATAAAAAGATTTTATGATTCGGTAAACTGGCAAGTTAGAAAGCCTGCTGAAAATGTACAAACAGAATTGTTTGATTTATTTGGAATATAAGTTGATATAACATAATAAGTAGATAACTATTGTCATGGAATACCTAGATAGACCAGTATCAGATGAAACGCCTAACGCACACCCCGCTTATTGGCGTGGTAAGTCACGAGGTATTAACGACGTATTAAAGATCGTATCAGATATTATGCTTGGGCTCGATAATGGCACAGGTGTTAATAACCACCCTGGTATAGAATCGATGAGACGTGCTCTTTTAACTTGGAGAGATGAAGTTAATAACTCATTAGACTCTAAGAATAAAAAAGTTGAAAAACAGTAAAAATAAATTAATATAAAGTATGAGTAAAATTAAAACTATTATCGACCATATCGGCCGTACTGTAATAGGTAAGCTTGTTGAAGAAAGCGAAAGCACCCTTACATTGAGCAATCCAGTAATTATTCACGTTACTCCTAATCCACAGAATGGCCAACTTCAGGTTCAATCCTTTCCATATATTTTTATGGAGTTCTTAAGTAAAGAATCTAGAGATAAAAATAATTGGACCTTCAATAAGAAGTCTATTGTTCTATCTGAAGTTCAATTAGATGATAAGATTATCATGCAATATGACAATATCAATACTCCTGCTCCTGCACAGGCTACTCCTCAAGCAGAACCAGAAGTAATTAAGTTGTTTGAAGATTGATATTAACAGTAAAAAATATAACACCTCTACGCCTCGCGGTGTAGAGGTTTTTTTATGAAGCTAACTCAAATTACATCCGACACCAACGCTGTGATTTTATCTTTGTCAGGTCATAGTTGTGCAAAACTTAGAGAAATTGGATTTTGTGAAATGGCAAAAATTAAAAAAATACAAGATGGTAGATTGTTAATTTGTGATATTTGTAATTGTAAAATAGCAATCAGTAGAGAGTTAGCTGAAGGAATAGAGGTAGAAGTTGTTGATTAACTTATAATTTATTATATTATATTGTTATGGATAAAGATGTTAAAAGTGCGTTAGATGAAATTGATGATGTAAATCCTTTCGCTACCTACCTTAGTGATAGTACGCTAAGTCGTGTAGGTGGGTGGGTAGATACTGGTAGCTATGTTCTTAATGCTATTATTTCCGGATCAATTCACGGCGGTATTCCTAAAGGACGTGTTACTATGTTAGCAGGTGAATCAATGACAGGTAAATCTCTCTTTGTGCAAAAGATTCTAGCAAAAGCACAACAAGAAGGTCTTATTCCGGTTATTTTTGATACAGAGAATGCAATTGATCCTGAAGGCGCTTCGCGTCTCGGTCTTGATATCTCGAAGGTAAAATACGTACCTTGTATAAGCATTGAACAAACACGTAATGCTTTATTTAAATTTCTTACTTCTGTTAAGGACAAAAAGCTTGAAGGTAAATTTATCGTCGCAATCGACTCTTTAGGCAACTTGCAATCCGAACTCGAATTAGCACGTATGGGTAAGGATAGTACTTCAGCTGATATGGGTACTAAAGCTCGTGCTATGAAATCGCTAATGCAGACTTGTACTAATCTCGGTGCTGTTACACAGACAACTATTCTTTGTACCAACCACGTCTATGACGATCCAGCTGCTATGTTCCCATCTATCGAAAAACATATGCCTGGTGGTAAAGCCTGTGTTTATCTACCCTCAGTAACTGTACAGCTTGCACGTAAGCCGATGAAATCTGATGACGGTAAAACTACAGACGGTGAATTAGCCGTTGGTCAAAAATCTTATGCAGGTATTATTATTAGAGCTCTTACACGTAAAAATCGGTTTATTAAACAATATCTCGAGGGTGAGATGTACCTATCCTTTGCTAACGGATTGGATAGGTATTATGGCTTGCTGGATCTTGCGGTCGGTCTTGGTGTAGTGGTACAGAACGGATCTACATACGCTCTTGAAGATGGTACTAAGTTAGGTTACTATAAATCATGGCGAAAAGATTCTGAGCTCTGGGAAAAAACTATCTTACCAAAGTTAGAAGAGAGAATTAAGAATGAGTGGTCTTATAGCAACCTTGAAGAAGAAGTTCCTGTAGAGATAGAAGATGAAACTGTATAAAGCTATTGACTTCATTCAGTGGGTATGGAAGTATACCTTTAATATAGATTATTCGAAATCTAAAATAAGACAAGATCTTAAACAAGGAGCAGTTAAGCTTAACGATAGAAAAATAAAGGAAACAGATATATTTGTATTTAACGATGAACAATAAAGTAGTTTTAGCATTTTCAGGAGGTATGGATAGTTCCGTACTACTTTTTATGGCAGCCAATAAAGGCTATAAAGAGATACATACAGTAACATTTGACTATGGTCAGCGTCATCGTAGAGAAATGCAATGCGTTCCTCTACAGCAATGGAACCTTCAAGAGAAATATCCTAGCGTTAAATTTACTAATAAAGTACTTGATGTAAGTTATCTCAAAGATATTTCGCCTACTTCATCATTAACTAATCTTGATATTGATAATCCTGATATAAGTAAAATTGCCGGTGATGCGCAACCTGTTTCATATGTTCCTTTCCGCAATCAAATGTTTATTACGATTTGCTGCGCGTACGCAGAAAGTCTCGGTGCAGAAACGGTTTGGTATGGTGCAGCGCAAGTAGATTCGCTCGCCGGCTACTGGGACGGTTCGCAAGAGTTTGTAGACTCTATAAACAATCTAACTGCTCTTAACAGACAACATAGGATCCTCATTGAGGCCCCATTGCTCTCCTTGTCAAAAGCAGATATCATACGAGAAGGTGTGAAATTAGGAGTTAAATTTGAAGATACTTGGACTTGTTATAGTAATAGAGAAGATGGTCTAGCAGACGCTACTACTCCGTCGAGTAGCTTAAGGCTTCAAGGATTTATTGAAGCTGGATATAAAGATCCCGTTAAGTATCTACAACAAGATAAGCT